GATCAGAAGGCTGATAGCTATTCGGACGCCGAATCCGACAAGCAGGAGCGCCAAATGGGCTGGTTGCCCCCGATGAAAGTTCAGACCCATGTCACTTCACAAGCCCGAGTTCGTTAATTAACCCACTACTACTATGTCAGGAGCTATCACCAACGTCTATTATCCCCTCCCGTCCACCACCTCGGCTGGCGCGGTTGCGGGCCAGCAAATTTCGGTTACCAGCGGTGCGACAAGCACGTTTGGAGCGTTCAACGCCCTTACCAAACTGGTGTTGTTCGACATCCAGACGGCCAATGTTTACGCCACGATTGATGGCAGCACCCCAAGTTCGACTTCCGGCCACATTCTCGTTGCTGGCGAGAAGTACACCTGGAACAAGGGCATGGCGCTTCCGGCCAAGTTTGTTGCCGTCAGCACGACCGCCAAGATTTACCTGAGCGAGCTGGGGGTTTAATCCTTGCAGCGTTACCGGACATACGGGCAGGGGGACGATACCCCTCTCAACGATGGAGACACGTTCTTCACCGGCTTCTGGTCGCGCTACCAGCCCACCTACCTCAAGCCGGGTCAGCTCTACTACTCCGGTAACGGGCGGCTGGACAAAGGGACGTACAAGGTCAGGAAGGGGCTTAAATCGCTCTCCAACGACATCACCGTAACCAACCCCACCCTGATTGTTGGGGCGTTCTCGTTGGCGAACGATAAGACGGTCAGTTCGATCACTCGGGTTAGCACGACGGCTACGGTTACGACCAGCACGGCGCACGGTTACACCACGCTGGACACCGTAAACATTCGTGGGGCTACGCAGTCGGCTTACAACGGGGATTTTTCAATTACCGTTACCGATGCCACCCATTTTACCTACACGGTGGCCGGTTCTCCCGCAACACCGGCTACGGGAACGATTAAAGCCAATAAAGGACCGTTGGTTTTCAACACCTACACCAATGCCGTAGTGGGAAGCGGCGATGTGGCGTTTGATGCGGACAACACGGAGGGCATCGTAATTGCCCTGCCCTCAAAGGCTTACCTTTACCGCTACGGTCAAAGCTCGTTGTTAATTAGCTATCCCGCCAACGAGACGGCGGCGATTGGCGATCCGTGCGACATTGTTCAGTTCTTGAACTACGTTTATATGTTCCGGGGCTATTCCACGGCCAACACGCTAAACGTCTCAAGCGTCACTCGGGCTGCGACCACCGCCACTGCCACGACAAGTGCCTCCCACGGCCTTTCGACCGGAAACTGGGTGACTATGGTGGGTGCCTCGCCAAATGGCTACAATGGCATCGTACAGGTCACTGTGACGGGTTTGACAACCTTCACCTACACGGTCTCCGGTGCCCTTGCTACGCCCGCTACGGGCACCATTACGGCCCGCCCGTGCAAGCCCCCGCTCTACTGGGACATGGTTTTGACGGGATCTCCCGCCTTTGTGGTGGTTCCAACTGGTCCAAATACGGCTGGTGCGCCGCTGATCAATATGCCCGCCGTTGACTGGGGTGACTACTTCAAGGGGCGTTTCGTCCTGCCCTGGAGCCGCGACCAGCTTGTTTTGTCCGATGAGTTTGACGCCGGAACCTACGATCCGAGCCAAACCCAGTTCCGCATCCTTCCCGGCACCGCCGACTGGATTGTGGCGGCGTTCCCATACCAGCAGAACCGCATTTTGGTGCTTTACCGCAAGAGCGTGCATTTGGTGCTTCTGGACGGCACTTCCTTGGCTATCGCGCAAGCCGTTGAGGTTACGCGCAACTTTGGATGCGTTGCCCGCAAGACGGTGGTTAATTGCGGTCCCTACATCCTCTGGCTGTCCGATTTGGGCGTCATTCGGCTGCAAATTGGTCTGGAACTCAACCTGACGAGCACGACGGCCCCCCTTTCCGACCCGATCCAGAACATCATCGACACGATTAACTGGGAGTATGCGGATCAGTCCATCGCGGCGTTCTGGAACAACCGTTACTACCTTTGGGTGCCAACCGGGACCAGCACGGTTCCTAACACTTGGCTGATCTACAACTTCTTGAACGAAGCGTGGGAGAGCGTTGACACCTATCCCGATGCGTTTCTGGGGGTCAACCTGCACATCATCAGCTACAACGGTAGCAAGCGCATCCATGCGGTTTCAACGGCGGGCCTCGTTTCCTTGATTGAGGAGAACGAATACGACGAGTTTGGAAGCCCCGGCAGTGTTGAGGACTACCAGATTGCCGGTAGCATGAAAACGCGCAACTACTTGGCCGGGACGTATGACGTAAAGAAGGTTAAACGCTTCCAGTTGGAAGCCAACGTGACCGATGGCGACGTTTTTAGCGGGGACTATGTTTTGAGCAACCCCGACTTGGACCAGCCCGCACTTTCCTACACCGCAGACGAGACAACCGACATTTCTTTGCGTTCCAGCGTGAACCGGCGCGGAGTAAGCGGTCGTCTTGAGCTTGCAACAACCGTTGGGCGTCCTGAGTTTAAGGCAGTTTCAGTCGAAAGCTCTGTGACGACCCGTGGAACCTACAACCTGACCTAATATGTCCAGCACGATTACAACCACCCCAGGCTACACTTGGGTCAACGGAGAGGTGGTTACGGCCACAAAGCTCAACCTTGGCGGCACCCCAACGGTGGCACCGGGCCAGTCCTACACGTTTGCGGACGGCACGGCTGCGGCCCCGAGCGTCAATTTTACGACGGACAACACGGCTGGTCTCTATTACGCCCCCAGCTACGTTGGTGTGGCGCAGGGCGGTCTTGCGGCGTTGAAGCTGTCGTCGGTGGCGTCGGCGGTAAACGAGATTACCATTACGAACAATGTTACGGGTGATGCCCCGCACATTGCTGCAACTGGAACCGATGCCTCGATTGGTATTCATCTCGCTCCAAAAGGAACCTCGGGCAAGGTGAACATTCAGGACGGTTTGGACGACACGAAGCGGCTGCGGTTTGACCCGAGCGGTTCGACCACGGGGGCGGTTTTGACGCTTGCTTCGGTTCCCACTGTTGCCCGCACGCTTACGTTGCCGGATGCAACGGACACGTTGGTGGGCAAGGCGACGACGGACACGCTGACGAACAAGTCGATTAGCCTTGGGAGCAATACGCTTACGGCTACATCGGCGCAGCTTGCTACGGCGGTTTCTGACGAAACTGGCAGCGGATCTCTGGTGTTTGCGACCAGCCCTACGCTTGTTACACCTGCGCTTGGTACGCCTTCGGCGCTGGTTGGCACTAACATCACCGGAACCGCCTCTGGCTTGACGGCTGGTAGTGTCACGACAAACGCCAATCTGACCGGCGTAATTACATCAGTTGGCAATGCTACGTCGATTGCTTCCCAGACAGGCACCGGAACCAAGTTTGTTGTCGATACGTCGCCCGTGTTGGTTACCCCAAATTTAGGAACGCCATCCGCAGCGGTGCTCACTAGCGCAACTGGCCTTCCGCTTACGACAGGTGTTACAGGGATACTCCCAGCGGCTAACGGCGGCACAGGTGTTGCAAATAATGCGGCGATGACTGTGACAGGTAGCGGAAATTTTGCTTACACGCGCACGCTGACAGGAACGACTAATGTTACGTTCCCAACGACAGGGACACTTGCTACACTTGCTGGTAGCGAGACGTTTACCAACAAGACCCTGACCGCGCCGACAATCGCGGGCGGAACGCACACTGGCATCACTTCTCTCGGCATCCTCAGCACGGGCGCGGCGTTCGACCTGACGCTGGCAACGAGCGAAGTGTTGACCGCCGGACGCACGCTCTCAATCGCGCTAGGCGATGCAAATCGCGCACTCAGCGTCAAGACGAACATCGTCCTAGACCAAGACATCAGCACGGGTTCCGCCCCAACTTTCGGCGCCCTTAATCTCATAGGCACTGTGAATAACCAGCTTGCCCAGTTAATAGTAGACGATACGAATTATACTGCCGGGCACCAGATCACATTTAAACCCACAAAAAACTCGGACCTCTTTCTGACCTACTCAGCGAACTTTACGACAACTGGAACGGGGGCCATCACTTTCGCCAACGGAGTTTCAGCCGTCATACTGACACTGCCTTCGGCGACCGGCACTTTGGTTTCACGAACCGCCGTGGAAACGCTGACGAACAAGACGCTGACGAGTCCCACGCTAACCACTCCGGTGCTCGGCACTCCATCGAGCGGCACGCTTACAAGTTGCACCGGACTTCCCGTATCAACAGGCATTAGCGGTCTAGGCACTGGAGTTGCAACGGCGCTGGCGGTCAACGTAGGTTCAGCAGGTGCGCCGGTGGTTAATGGCGGTGCTCTTGGCACCCCGGCATCGGGCGTAGTTACCAACCTGACCGGCACGGCCAGCATCAACATTAACGGCACGGTGGGCGCGACTACGCCCGCAGCATTGTATTGCACTGGCTTTGCTCAGTCGGGGGCATCGAATGGCGCAAGTTCAATTACAAATACCTCATCTACTGGATATAGCTCTTTGCGAGCAGTAAATAATGCGGCAGCAGAATGTGAATTTGGTATTAGAGGTTCATCGTAT